GTAGTCTTCACGAACCGCATTCTTATCATTGAAGTTCATTAGAAGAACTGCATAATGCAGAATTTTCATAATGTCCCTACGAGCAGTTCCTTTCTTATCATATCGAGAAGCATACTTTAGAATATTGGAACGGCAAAATGCTTCACCGTCACCACATGCTTCAATCAAATCTAGAGTTTGAATTTTCTGATCACCAGCAGAATAGTGTTGACTATAAGTTCCACGGATATAATGAAGAAGTTCTTTTACAATTTCTTCTTCATTATATTTCCAAGGAGTTGCTGGAGAATTTGAAATGATTTCAGTGCTCATAGTAAAAGTGTTGTTTTTCATTGTTTCTTCAATAGAAATTATATCAGTTTTGTTGTTGCTCGTCAATTGGCATTTGGAAATCTGCATCAACTTTGTCATACAGTTCCAAAAACGCTTGTTTAGTTTCATCATCAAAACGATTTACACAAACATGAATTGCTTTTGCTTTGTCCCCAAAAATGCTGTAAGCACGAATAATATGAACTAGACGGCGAGTCGAAATAATTTCATCAATCTCACCACCAGCATAGAATGTTTTGCGAATAATATCAGCCCAATCAACCAATCGAGTGCAAAAATCTTTATCAGCACATCCAAGAGAATCTGCAACATTGTAAATGATTTTCATCTCCTGAGATGGAGTTGGATATTCTTGCTCAAAAGTTACTGGGAATCGCTCAAGAAATGCTTCATTAAGAACATTGGTTCCGATGAATCGTCCGTCGTCAGAACCTTTTCCCTTAGTGTTAGCAGTAGCAAATACATTGAATCCAGAAGCAGGACGGACATACTTACCAATCTTTTTCAGGAAGACACCTTTGCCTTCGAGGATTGATTGAAGGCAAAGAATTTTGTTGGAAGCCAGGTCAATTTCGTCAAGCAGTAGAATCGCACCGCGTTCCAAGGCTTCGACGACCGGACCATTATGCCAAACAGTTTCGCCGTTGATAAGACGGAATCCGCCAATGAGGTCATCTTCATCAGTTTCAATCGTAATGTTTACACGAATCAATTCCCGACCCAGTTGAGCACACGCTTGCTCCACAGAGAACGTTTTACCATTACCCGAAAGACCCGTAATGAACGTAGGATAAAAAAGACCGGACTGAATAATTTTTTTAATGTCACCAAAATTGCCAAACTTGACGAAGGTATCATCTTTCTCAGGAATAAGATTTTGCTGTTCCCGTTCGGGAAGAATAGTGGGGCTAGACTGGTAGGTTTGCTCCATTTGTTCCCGAACGGTAAGATTCCAACGGCCACGCTGAACCTTATGTTTTGCCAATTTGTTTGTCACAGTTTGATAGTTTAAGCCATTCATAGCACACCAAGCACGAATATCTGCTGAGGTGATTTCATTACCATAAAGTGCCTGCAGAGAAGTGCAAATGTAATCAGAAGAAATGCTCATGACGAAGTTGTTTGTTTTGACTCTGTAATTATACTTCCGGTTCCGGGTCGTACCATTGACTTTTGGACAGTTCTTGGATTGTCACACCGTTGTGAAGTTTTCTACATTGTGCTCGGGCATATGCCCTAGTCATGCTTGTAATTTCAGAACAAGCTTTGTTCTTTTCTCCACAATATGGGCATGTAACAAATCTTCCTGGGTAAGCGTACTTTTGTTCTTCCATCAGACAATCATCTCCACAAATTCTCCTAGGATTTTTTTATTTAGTTTCTTTGCACCCAAAGAATTTGCAAAAGCACGCTTAATTTGACTTTTTGTTGCATTCTCTTCAACAGAAAATTCAGATGTCTTGGACAATGAATTTGAAGAAATGCCAAAATACCTTTGATACCCAGAAGATTTAATAGAGACAACTTTGTCCTTTTTCCACTGTTTCATTGCTGAATCATATTCATCTCCATAATATCCACAATACCTACGAATAAAAGATGTACCATCCCTATCAATAAGTCGAAATCCGATAAAATTGACCATGGAGAATTCATCTTTCAAATTTTGAAGGAGAATATTTGTAAACTTATACCATTCCAAAGGAACTTTGTATGTTTTTCCAGTCTTACGATTTCGCAAATAAGTGTGATTGTTCAAACTAACATTGCCAATATAACAATCTTTTTCCCAATGACGTTGAACCTTCTTATGACGGGTCAGATGATTGGATTCTCCATCAGTAAGAATTACACATTGAACTTTTTGGAGTTTGTTCTTGCACTGAAACTCTGGAATAATTTGATGCAGACAAAGTAGAGATTCGTTTAGAGGAGTTCCAGACAAAGAAAGTCGATGTGGATAAGAATAATCTGTAGCTTTTGAAATTGCATAAACACATCGCCAAATATTCTTCATTTGAGTTTCAAGTTCTTTACTGGAAACATCAGAAGTAAAGAACTCCATTAGAGAAAATCTATCATCTACAGCAAAAATACCTTCACGTTTTTTGTAGTGTGGTTTTAGCATATTTGCTTTACCATTCAAATCATATGTTACACAATTAAATTCGTATGTAAATGCATAAACGCGAAATGGAATAGATACTTTCTTACAGAACCAAATGAGATTATAAAGTTGCTTAACAGTATCCATAATCACATTCGTCATTGATCCAGACCAATCAAGAATAAAGATTAGTCCATGATTTTTGCCATCAGGAATTACGGAAACCTTTTTAAAAAGGTCCTCATTGTATTTGTAAGTATGGAGTTTAGTGCAATCAAGAACTCCTGTCCTTGACACTGTAGTGCGAGAATATGCATCAGCAGATTTTTTACACTCAAACTCTTTAACCAAATAATTCACTTCTTTCTGTGAAGTTTTTTTGAAGATTTTATATTCGCTATCAACTACATCAAAAATATTATCATCAGAAAAAATCGAAAAATGATCCATAATATACTCATGGACCTGTTTGTTAGAGTTGATAATTGTATCAAGGTTGAAATCTGAGATTTCTACGTACTCATTACTGATGGCATTTGAATTAATCAAATCCTTGAGTTTACTATTCAAGGTATCATCAGTTTTGACTTCTGGTTCTTCCTTAGAGGATTCTCCACCCTCTTCACCATCTTCACCATCTTCACCATCAGACTCAACATCTGGAGATGAAGTTCCTTGAGTGGATTGAGGAGATTCAATTTCACCATGAACCTCTTCAGTCTCTTGTGTTTCGCTTTGCACTTCACCTTCAGAAGATCCAGAGTTTTCCTGAGAATTATTTGGTTCTTGTTGAATATTACTTTCTTTTTCTAATTCTTTCTTACAATAATTATAAAGCATCTCTGCGGCGATTTGAGCATCCATAAATGTTTCTGCATCTGCAATCGCCTTAATAATCTCAGTTTCTTCACCTTCATCAATACGAATATCAATGAAGTTGCCAATCTTAAACAAAAGATTTGCTCGATCAGCAAGATTCATTTTCTCAATATTTTGCCCCTCAAGAGAAAAGAAATCATCATTATTAAGTTGTTCATATCCACGATAAAATGTTTTGTTAATACCACCATATTTACGCTTCATGAGTTTCTCAACACGAGCATCCTCAGTAACATTGATGAATTGCATGGGAACATTAATTTGAGGATCTTCATTTGGTGTAAAGAGAGCATGTCCCACTTCATGACTGACGAGCATGTCATATACTTCATTACTAGCCCTCTCCCACATAGGAAGAGTTAGTACGCGAGTATCCACATTAAACATCGCAGTATCAACTTTTTTATTCTCAATAATCAAGTCTTCAGTTGCAAGCAGTTTGGCAAGTTTTCCTTTTACTTCCAGGTTGACAGACATTGGTGTTTTGCTTTGACTGATACCAGTATACAAAAAAAGGAGGCCCTAAGACCTCCCAGTGGACAGTTTGAAATCCGACTCCATGCGATACATATTATGCAATTTGAGAAAAACCTTTAATCTTTTTAAACTGAATAACATCCTCAAATTTGTCTTCCATACCACTTTTATGAGAGATGATAAAGATGTTCGCATCTTTAATCACATACTTAATAATTTTCAAAAACTCATCAGTACCAAACCCATCTAGAGAACTATCAAATACCTCATCCATAATTAATAGATTTGTATTTGTAGAATTTTTTACCTTTGCAACTTCCCTCCAGGTAAAAAGTAGTGCTAGGTCTATTCTCATTTTTTCACCTTCACTAAATGAAGAGTATGAGAATTTCTCGTGAATTGGTGATTGGATGGTTTCATTAAACTCATCATCAAGAGTAAAGTTAATGTAAAAGTCCATCATTTGAAGGTATCTATTTACTTGCTGATTTATCAGCGGTAAGTACTTCTTGATGATTTTAGTTTTAACTCCACCATCCTTCAACAAATTATAGGAGTAATCGTAGTAATTTGTTTTTTCTTTTTTTGAAATTAATTCTTCTGTTGTTTTTATTAAGTTTTTGTTAAATTCTTCTAACTTACCATATTCAGTATTTTCATTTTCGAGGTTGTTGACAATTCTTTGAATTTCAGATTCATTATCTCGGATTCTTCGTTGAGAACCAGATATTCTAAGATTGTTTTGAGAAATTTCATGCGTTAAGTTAGTGACTACCTTTGAAATTTCGAGAAAAGAGTTTTCTCTAATTTCTTCATTACAAATAGCCTGCTCAAGTTCTTCATAACCATATTGCAGTTCTTTGACTTTTTGTTCAGCCTCACTAATTCTATTTAACCGAAACTCATCTTCAATAGTTTGTGTACATGTAGGGCAAACCGTATTTTCTGCGAAAAAATTACGCTCTTCAGTAATACTTGATACCTTTTGAGATAATTTACCTTTAATTGAAGTAAGTTTTTTTAACTTATCTTTTGAATTTGATAAACTTTCCAACTCTTTAGTTTTTAAGTTTATTTGCTCTTGATTAATTCCATTCAACTTGATAAATCCTTCAATTTCTTCTTCAAGAGATTTTACATCTTTACCAAGTTCTTCAATTTTAAATTTGCCTTCATTTTTTATCTTATTAATAAAATTTGTCTGCATCTCAACTTTATCTTCCAAAGATTTTTTCTTTAGTTCTAAAGTTCTAATTTCATCTCTAATTAATTTTATTTTATCTTTTACGATTGAACTC